TTCGCCACCGCTTCGGCGTTGATCTATCAAAGACCGACATGGCTAAAATGCGTGCATCGCTTCCGAAGAAGTATCTGCCAGGACAGGGGAATCCGTCAGGCTGGGACTTCAAAAGTGATCGAAGCTTTCGCGGTCACGTTCGCCGCAGAACAGACGATCCGTTGCTTGCCGCGCTGGCATCTTACCACCTGAAGCACAGCAAGCTGAAGCCGCACGAAATTGAATATTATACGAGGCTGGCGAAATGAATATGTTCCCCAAATGGTATTTGCCACCACACATCGAGCGTCGCAGACGCAACAGTGGCTCGGCAGTGGTCACAGCGGTGATGAATGAATTCAACATCGACAAGCAATCATTGACCAGCCCCAGCCGATCCAAGAAGCCTGTAAGGGCTAGGCAAGTCGCCTGGTATGTGATGAGCCGCAACTGTGGGCATATGTCCTATTTACAGATGGCGAAGATGCTGGGCCGCACAGATCACAGCACAGCCTTTCATGGCGTGCGCGTTGTCGAGAACCTGATCGAGCGAGACGATGAATTCGCCGCAGCGGTTGAACGGGTGGAGAGGGCTTTGCGTGACTAAATATTTTGCCAAGAAAACCGCCTGCGCGAATGGGCATCTTCATGCCTCAAAGCGTGAGGCCAAACGCTGCGATTACCTGCACATTCTGCAGCGAGGCAGGGAGATCGAGGGATTGACCATTGAGCCTAAGTTTGAATTCGTGATCGACGGCAAGCCCTTGAAGATGGCAAACGGACGGGTGGCAAGCTATCGACCCGATTTTACATATGTCGAGCGTGGCAGATTAATCGCTGAAGATGTTAAGCCACCAACGAAGCTGGCGATCAGCAGAGACTTCCCCCTACGTGCTGCGCTGTTCAAGCACCTGTTTCCCGACTGGGAACTGAGATTGACTTAAAGCGCATTTTATGGTTTGTGGGGCGGGTGGGGAGCGAAAAGCCATAACGCTCTACCCACCCGATACAACGCCTAAGTAGGAGGCACTGCATATGTTGAATACTACACGCCAGAGAACCGTGACGCAAGGCATTGTGTGCAACCATGAGCAGTGAAGCACTGGCATGGGCGTTTAAGGCCAACGTCAAGCCATCAAGTGTCAAGTTTACACTGGTGGCTCTCTGCGAGTGCGCAAACTACCGCACCGGAAAAATCTTCCCCAGCATTGAACACATCTGTCAGATCACCGGACAGGACAGGAAGACTGTCATTTCCAACATTGGGAAGCTTGCGTCTGATGGATGGATCACTGAGACTGGGGAGCGCGTTGGGAAGACTGGGCAGATCAAGGTTTATTTAGCCAACATCGGAACGGTCCCAAATGTGGAACAGTCCCAAAAGCGGAACAGTTCCGAATTTCCGTCGAAAGAGTCCCAAAAGCGGGACACGGAACCTTCAATGGAACTTTCAAGAGATATAAAAAAGAAAGCTACCACGATTCCGAACTATTGGCGTCCAACCAATTTTGATCCGCATACCAAAACTGCGCATATCATCGCTGAATGGACGCCAGAAGAATATCTAACAACGCTGGAACACTTTGAGCAGCATCATCGCAGCAAGGGCAGCAAATTCGTAGACTGGCAATCAGCCTGGGGGACTTGGGTTCTCAACAGCGCAAAATATAAAGGCAAGACCAATGGCAAAGCAAATCGGACAGCTAATTCAAATGGATCGCCCCGCGATGGTTTCGCAGCCGTCTTACGCGAAGTCGGAAGTCGAGAGGATGCTTTCCCAGCCTTTGATGACGATGGAGGAATGCGACAAGCTTCGCCAGCTCGCCTTATCGCTCCCCGCTGAAGCGGATCTGGCAAGTCCGCAAGAGATTGCTCGGCAGCTTGAATTCATCGCAGCAACCCTGCCAGCGAAAAACATTGATGAGGCAACAGGGCAGAAGCGGTTCGCGGTCTACGTTCGATTGCTCGGCGGATATAGCAAGGAAGCTTTGTCCTATATGACCGAGAGGGCTTGCCGCGAATTAGATTGGTTCCCCACGCCGCGCCAATGCCTAAGCTTCTTGGGTGAATATCGGACGCCACCGACACGCAAAGATCGAGCCTTGCGCAAGTGCGAAGACTTCACGCAATCGGTGTTCGATCAGTTCGTTGCTGATTTACGCGATGGCCCAGTTGATCAATCTGTGATCGACGCAAAGCCGGAACGCTGGAAACGCATTTGCGTAGAGACTGGTTTGCTACGTCGAGAGGGTGAGGGATATGTCCAGCGGCTACGGAAAGCCGAATAACCGCACACAATTCCTGATAGACCTAGACAGATGGAAACGAGGCAAAATGTCAAAGGCTGCTTTACGCGATAACTGGAAAGCCGGGCGCTACCCAACAGACGCCTGGGCGAAGTTCTACCTTCAGCACTATGGGGTGATGTGATGCGCATTAGATTGAAAAAAGCTGGGACGAATGAGCATCAAAGGCCGATAACATATCTGGTCGGCCCTGCTTATGAGCCTTTCCCGCTTAACATTGGGGATACATTCCACATCACTGGTCAGCCAAAAGACGTGTTGTGGACTGTTGACGGCATAGAACCGGAAGAATGTGATGGCTGATCCATATTTGATTGAAGGCCCGGCATTGATCTCATTCAGTGGTGGTCGCACAAGCGGCTACATGCTTTGGAAGATTATCGAAGCGCATGGCGGAAAGCTGCCAGAGGATGTTCACGTAACTTTCGCCAACACTGGCAAGGAGCGCGAAGAAACGCTGCGCTTTGTCTATGAATGCGGGAGCCGCTGGGGTGTTCCAATACGCTGGCTAGAATGGAAAGCACGTAAAGGCCCTATAGAAGATCGCTTCGAAGAGGTTGGGTTCAACAGTGCCAGCCGCAATGGAGAGCCGTTTGCCGATCTGATCGCTGAAAAGAAATTCCTGCCAAATCCAGTGACGCGCTATTGCACGATTGAACTGAAGATCCGCACTATGAAATTCTTTGCTCAGTCGTTGGGCTGGAAGCATTGGGCAAACGTAATCGGTCTACGAGCAGATGAGCCGCATAGAGTTGCAAGGGCGCGTGTCAGCGACAAGAAAGAACTTTGGACGAATGCGCTGCCATTAGCCGACGCAGGTGTGACGAACCGCGATGTTCGATCCTTCTGGAATGCCCAAGACTTTGACCTTCAGCTTTTGCCGTTCGAAGGCAATTGCGATGCCTGCTTTCTAAAGGCGCGGCCAAAACTATGGGAGATTGAACGCGAACGCCCCAGCACGTTGAACTGGTGGATTGAGCAGGAAAACAGAATGGATCAGCTTGCCAAGAAAGGTGCAGGCCAGTTTCGGAAAGAATACACTTACACCGAATTGCAGGCCGCAGTGCAGCGTTCACCTGATTTGTTTCTGGGCGCGTTTGACGATGATCTGGAAATGGATGCGGAATGTGGGACGTGGTGTGGAGAGGCTGCATAAGCAGACCCTTCCCATCTGACAAGCAATCATGTATTACCAAGCCACCAGACCGAAAGACGGAAGCTGAGACAATGGCATTGACACCTAAACAAGAGCGATTTGCTCAAGAAGTCGCACAAGGCAAAAGCCAAGCTGACGCTTATCGAGCAGCCTTTGATGTTAAGCCTACAACCAAGCCTGAAACCACATATAAGCGTGCTTGTGAGCTAATGGCTGACGGGAATATATCGGGAAGGGTTGCTGAACTCAAAGCCGCAATCGCTGAACGTGTCGTTTGGACTATGGCAGACAGCCTTGATGTTCTCTCCACGATAGCCAAAGGCATAGACCAAGACGCCAAGCCAAGCGACAAGGTGAACGCTGTCAAAGCCATCAACGCAATGATCGGTTTGGACGCTCCATCAAAGCTAAACGTCAATGGCGATATGGTGCATCACATCCTGCGCGAAGTGATTGATGACAACGTTAAGGATTAAAACACCGCGCTGGTTCAAGCCGTTTTTACAACCGGCTCGTTACAAGGGAGCGCACGGCGGACGTGGTTCGTCAAAATCACACACGTTCGCTGAAGCTATGATCGAAGCGCACGTTATGGATCAAAATCGTCGATCCGTCTGCGTCCGTGAAATTCAGAAGTCGCTATCGCAGTCGGTCAAGCGATTGTTGGAAATGAAGATTGAGCAGTTTGGCGTTCAATCTTATTTTGAGATCCAAGAGGCACAGATCAAATCTAAGCACGGTGATGGATTGATCATATTCCAGGGCCTTCAGAACCACACCGCTGACAGCATCAAGAGCTTGGAATCCTATTCGTGTGCTTGGGTCGAAGAAGCGCAAAGCCTTAGCCAGCGCAGCTTGGATTTGTTGAGGCCGACAATCCGAATGCCCGGTTCGGAACTGTGGTTCACTTGGAACCCCAATCAAGCCAGCGATCCAGTGGATTCGCTCCTGCGTGGACCCAATCCGCCGCCTGACGCTATCGTCCGTGAAGTGAACTATCGGGACAATCCTTGGTTCCCTGATGTTCTCAAAGCGGAAATGGAATATGATCGAAGCCGCGATCCCGACAAATATAAGCACGTCTGGCTCGGCAGCTATCTCAGCAACAGCGAGGCACGGGTATTCCGCAACTGGAGCATCGAGGAATTCGAAACGCCTGAAGACGCAACACATCGCTTCGGCGCTGACTGGGGCTTCGCTTCAGACCCGACAGTCCTGATCCGCTGTCACGTTATCGGACGCACGATCTATGTCGATCACGAAGCCTATCGGGTGGGCTGTGAGATTATGGACACGCCTGATCTATTCCTGACCGTGCCAGAGTCCGAGAAATGGCCCATCGTTGCTGACAGCGCCCGGCCTGAGACGATCAGCCACATGCAGCGCCACGGCTTCCCGAAGATTATGCCAGCGATCAAAGGCCCGAAGTCTGTCGAGGAAGGGATCGAATGGCTCAAGTCGCACGACATTGTGGTGCATCCCCGCTGCAAGCACACGATTGATGAGCTATCCTGCTACAGCTATAAGACCGACCCGCTGACAGGCGCAGTATTGCCAGTTCTTGCAGATCGTGATAATCACCTTGTG